GATGGCGTAGAGAAGTTTGCAGATAGGTTGTTTGCAAAAGTTGGTATTGATGTTGAATTTACTCGACACTTTTTAGATAGAGTAAACGATGAACGTAACAAGAAACAGATTACTACTGCAGAACTTACAAGACTATTTAAGCAAACTTATAACAAACATGGTAAGAAGATTCCGCAACTAGGTCCCGATGCTGAAGCAGTAATCAGCGATATGAAAACTGATATCAATATGCCCTTTGTTTTGAATTGGGATAAGCAAACTCAAGAGTTTGAATTAGTAGCAAAAACAGTGATGCGTAAAAAAGGGTTCGCTACTAGTAATCAGAAATTGTCGGTATAAATAAAACCAAGAGGTAATAATATGAAGAATTTTATGGGGTTCGATGGTTTCACTTGGTTTCAAGGTGTAGTCGAAGACCACAATGATCCTGAACAAATAGGTAGAGTTAGAGTTCGATGTCTAGGTATTCATACTGAAGATAAAGAAGCACTTCCTACAGATGACTTGCCGTGGGCAATGGTTATGATGCCTACTACAGGTGCATCAGTGTCACAGTTAGGTCACTCACCTTCTGGACTACTCAAAGGTTCGTGGGTCTTAGGATTCTTTAGAGATGGTAATAACTGTCAAGAACCTGTTGTTATGGGTACCTTTCATGGTTATCCATTGGAGAGACCTAACACTGACTTAGGGTTCTGTGACCCAACAGGAACACATCCAGTAGAAATAGAAGAACCAGATACATCTCGTTTAGCGAGAAGTGATAAGAAATCAAAATTATATATCAAGAAGAATGATATTCTCAAAGCACATCCTGCACACCCTATCGCAAATAGTGGTAGTACATGGAATGTAAAATCTAACCCATATAATGCAAGATACCCATATAACAAAGTACAGCAAACTGAAAGCGGACATGTAATAGAGATTGATGATACTCCTAACGCAGAACGTATTAACATTCAGCATATGAGTGGGTCTTTCATCGAAATGCATCCTAATGGCGATATAAGAATGAGAACTCAAGATAGTGAGGTTTTAGTTGAGGGTGGAGAGAATGTTCATGTAAAGGGTGATGTGAATTTAGTTATTGATTCCAACTGTTCAACTTATATCAAAGGCGATTGGAATATTCAAGTAGATGGTAACGTAGTAGAAAAGATTAAAGGTAATCAGACAACCACTGTTACAGGTAACATAGATATAGATGGTAAGAGAATTGACTTAAACTAGGGAGATAAATAGTTATGGCAAAGACAGTAAGACAGACAACGGCGATACATGAGAGAACATATAAAGGTACTTCTATAGGAAGAAAACCTATAACATCTACAATGAACAAACATAAACGTAGAAGTTGGAAAAAGTATGTAGGACAAGGTAGATAGATGACAGGTATCTTTTGTGTGTTAATAAATGGTGTTGTTCATACATATAAAAAGTATGATGATATACCAGGCACATTTGATAATCTAATTAGATTTGAACCTGACTATCCTGAACCACCACATACTGAAGAGCAACATGACTTAATGGCAACATTTAACGATAAGTTGCGAGAACTAATGAGGAGAGAGACACATGCCAGCGGCAACTAGAATTGGTGATGCAGACGTACCTCATTGTTCACCTATGACAAGAAAAGATGGGTCTCCAAATGTATTTGTAAATAATATTGCATGGTCAAGGCAAGGTGATAATAACACAGGACATTTGCTTCCTGGTGCGCCCTGTCCATCTCATTCAGCACCAATAGCATCTGGTTCATCTACTGTTAAAGTAAATACAAAAGGTGCAGGTAGAGTAGGTGATGCGATAAGTGCATGTACATCTGTCTCGGCAGGTTCATCTAATGTATTTGCTGGTGGATAAAAGGTATAAATACTAGTATGGCAACGATAGTAAGACAAACCGCAGATTTTTCAGACCTAGACTTTAACTTTACTAAGTTGTCTACGACTAAAGATGTGGCGAAGAAGACTGACGTAGAAGCAGTAAAGCAATCTATTAAAGCATTACTGCAAACAAAATATTTTGAAAGACCTTTTCAACCTTTCTTAGGTACTGCACTTGCCGATTTGCTTTTTGAAAATGATACGATGATGACTAGAAGACTTATTGAAAAGTCTATTGAAGAAGTCATAACTCTTCACGAACCAAGAGCAAAAATTACATCTGTAGATGTTGTATCGAATGCAGACAATAATGAATATCAAGTGAGATTATATTTTTATGTAGTTAATCAGACACAACAAGAGGTATTTGAGACCTACTTGACAAGGACACGATAATGGCACAAACAACAAACAGATTACGAGTTACAGAATTAGACTTTGATGAAATCAAAACTAATCTTAAAACATACTTAAAGTCGCAAAGCGAATTTGCAGACTATGACTTTGAAGGTTCAGCAATGAACACTCTTGTAGATTTATTGTCATATAATACACACTACAATGCAGTCTACGCAAACATGGTATCAAACGAAATGTTTCTTGATAGTGCCGTCAAGAGAGATAGCGTTGTGTCTCTTGCTAAACATTTAGGTTATACTCCTAGGTCTTCAACTGCTTCATCTGCAAGAGTTAATATAACAATCAATTCACCTTCAGGTAATCCTAGTAGTCTGACTATGACTAAAGGTACTGTCTTTAGAAGCAGAGTAAACGGTGTCAACTATCAGTTTGTAACTACTTCAGATGTAACTATTATTCCTACAGAAGGTGTTTACACTTTTACTAACATTGATATCAAAGAAGGAACACTGTTAAAATCTTTATTTACAAAAGATAGTGGTTTAGCATCTCAGAGATTTATTCTAGATAATGAAAATATTGACACTAGTACTATGAAAGTTAGAGTTCAAAGCAGTGCCGCAGATTTAACTCAAAGGTCTTATACGAAAGCAGAAAATATACTAGACATTAAAGCAGACAGTGAAGTATACTTTTTGAATGTTGTAGAAAATGGCGCAACAGAAATTAGTTTTGGTGATGGTGTCTTAGGTAAAGCACTATTAGATGGCAATATTATAATTGCAGAATATATTGTATGTAATGAAGAACTGTCAAATGGTGCTGATACATTTACCTTACAGTCTGCAGTTGGTGGTTCTACGAATGCTACTATAACTACAGTTATTAAATCTGAAAATGGTTCTGCGCGAGAGTCCACTAGAAGTATCAAGTTCAATGCACCTAAGTCATACTCTGCACAAAACAGAGCGGTGACTGCAGAAGATTATAAAGTTGTTCTACCTAAACTATACAACAACATTGACGCAATGCAAGTGTGGGGCGGTGAAGATAACGATCCACCAATTTATGGAAAAGTATTTATTTCTATAAAACCTAAAACTGGTTCTAGTCTAACAACATCAACAAAAGACACTATTAAGAATACTGTGCTTGCTGGTAAGAACATGGTTTCGATAACACCTGAAATTATTGATCCTGTATACATCTGTATTGTTCCTACTATTAACGTATATTGGAATCCAAATATCACTTCAAGCACATATACAGATATTTCATCACAAGTAAGACAAACTGTTGTCAATTATAAAAACACAGACCTTAAAACTTTTGATAGTGTTTTCAGATATTCTAAATTTGTAAATTTAATTGACTTGTCTGATCCTGGTATTGTTTCCAATATTACTACACTTAGATGTGAAAGACACTTTGATGCTATTCTAAATCAAGAAAGTAAATATACAATCAATTTTTATAACCCACTATTCACACAGGGTGCCGGTGCACCCACCAACTTGTCTTCTACTGGTTTTAATATTGCTGGTAGGGCGCAGACAATTTATCTAGACGATGATGGCGCTGGTAATATTCGTTCGTATTTTCTAGAAGAAGGTTCATCAACTAAAGTTTATGTTAATAATACTCAAGGTGCTATTGACTATGCAACAGGTAAAATGATTATTGACCAGTTGAATATTACAGGAACAGTTCTAGATGCTAACGCAGTTGAGTTATATGTAACACTAAACTCTAATGACATTGTGAGTGTGCGTAATGTTCTTCTAATGATAAATGAAGATGACATCGTTGTCAATACTATTATTGATAAAGTCGCCACAGGCGAATCCTCTGCAGGTACAGAGTATCAAACATCAGCAAGTAACGAATTAAGTAGAACAGGAGGATCAGGGATCGCAGGAGCATCATCTACCATTTCAGTAAATGGAAGTGGAAGTAGTTCAAGCGGATCATCAGGCAGTAGCGGCAGTAGCGGAAGTTCATACTAATGGCATTTAATATAAGCGATGACTTAATTAAAGGTAAAATAAACTCTGTAGTTTCAGACCAACTACCTGAGTTTGTCAAATCAGACCATCCAACATTTGTTGCTTTCATGGAAGCGTACTATGAGTGGTTAGAAAATCATGGTGGCGCGGTTGAGACAACAAGAAATGCTAAAATATATAATGACATTGATTTAACTGTAGACACATTTGTAACATACTTCAAACAAAATTATCTAGTAGATTTACCTGATGCTATTATTAATGATAAGAGAACACTACTTAAACACATCAAAGAATTTTATCAAGCAAAAGGTACAGACAAAGCACTAATTCTTTTATTCAGAATGCTCTTTAATGAAGAAGTTTCTGTTTACTACCCAAAGAATGATATGTTGCGTGTCTCTGGTGGTCAGTTTACATCTGATATCATTATGAGTTTGAAAAATGTAACAGGACCCTTTACAGAAATGGTTGGCAAACAAGTTGTTCAAGCAAATCAACCATTACAACCTGGTATCAATCGTGCAACCGCACTTATCGAAAACTTTGTTGGAGAGCAAGTAGGTTCAAACTTTATCTATCAATTAACATTTACTGAAAATTCTATATCTGGAACATTCATAAATGGACAAACTGTTACCATTGCAGGTGATACAGGAACTATAACAGGTGTTGTTGACAGCATCATCACCGGAAGTGTAGTTACTAACGATGGAACTTATTACAATGGTGGAGACGCACTTGTAACAAAAAATCTAACACCCGAAATTCAACTAGAAGATGGCAGTGGTAATATCAAAACAGAAACTGGTGATTTCATTGTAACCGAAGATATTGGTGATGCCGCACAGTTCGATTTGACAACTATAGGACGTGGTGGTATTGACGGATATATTATTCAACAAAAAGGTAAAGGTTATGCCATAGGTGAGACATTAACATATGCGAATACAAATTTAGGTGCAAACTCTTCTGCAATAGTTCATAGAATTGAAGGTAGATTACTTAATGAAGCATCTGGTGATGGTCTTTTATTGGAAAACGGTCATAATATTCTTGCTGGTGATGTTGATGAAATCATCAAAGAAGATGGAGATAACATACTATTAGAGACTGGTAATAAAATTGTTCCAGAACAATCTGATTTTGCTGGTGCAATACACGAACTTCTTATTGTAAATGAAGGTGTTAATTATACTGCACTACCTACTGTTACTGTTAATACTACTGCTGGTACGGGAGCAGAGATTTATGCTACATCAAACACCATTGGTAGAATAACTGGAGTTTCTAGAACAAATCTAGGTTCTGGTTATCTACGACCACCGCAAGTTATTGCTCCAAACAATCTGATTTTGAAAGATGTTGTTGGAACATTTTCTGCAGGTGAAACCGTTACCACTCAAAATTACGAATTATTAAAAGAAGATGGTAGTAACATTGTTTTAGAAACTGGAGATAAACTGATAAGCGAAAAGACTTCAGGACATAGTGGGTCACTATTATCAATAGATACTTCTAGACAACTGTATAAACTTAAAGTAGATACCTATAAAGATACATTTGCCGCTCCTAGAGATAGAAGCAGAATTACTGGTGCAATATCTGGTGCGACAGCAACAGTTCATCAGTGTGATGTTTCTATTGTTTCGCCTACTGTAGGAACAGTTTCAACGAGTGAAGGTGTTCTCTTTGGTGCTGATGGTCGTCTATCAGAAAGTTCTAAGAAGATACAAGATAGTTTCTATTATCAAGACTTCTCATATGTTGTTAAAGTTGGTAACTCTATCAACGTCTGGCGTGATGCAGTAAAACGTATTCTTCATCCTGTGGGTCTTGCATTATTTGGTGAAGTAAGTGTCTCTACATCTGTTTCTGCTAGAGCATGGGGTGGTTCTGAATTCAGACTTAATGCGACTAATCCAAGATTTAAGCAACTACAACTTCTTATTTTACAAACACTGCAAGCAACACCTGTTGCTCGTATGCAGAAAATTGAACTTGAACTATTCAGCGAACTAGTATACAGTGGAATGTTCCCAACCACACTTCAATTAGAAGATGGTGGTAGAATACTCATGGAGAATTCTAGTGCAGTTCAATCAAACGAAGGTGCAAATTATTTAAGAGCGGAAGATAGTACTGTTGGAGACACTGAGGGTGGTATATATCCTACTTTACAGTTCCCATCATTCCCTACACCTATTGCAAATATAAATGCTACGATGCAAGTATTGAAAGAAATCACGCTGTTCTTGAGAGAAACACAAGTCGCGTTTGAAGAAAGTGCAATTATTCCTACTTCACCTAACAATCCGACCTTGGGTGGTAATCAACATGGTAAAACTAAACAAACACCAGACCCTATGATTATCATACAAACATTTGAAGCATATATGAATGATGTGACTATGAATGTCACAGTCAAAAGAGAAATTGAAATAATGAAAGAATTAGCGATGGTTGCTAGAAGCGTTCAAGACGTAGTGCATCTATTATTACCTACTATAACTTCAACGGATAAGTTGACTGCAATAGCAACATCGAAACTACATCTCATTGCATCTCTAGGATTAGAAGACGCAATGTTACACGAATCCTATGGTTCAGCGAAACTAGGATCAAACGGTTATTCACTTGACCGTTTCAAGTTTTTGTTCCCACCTTACTCGGCAGGAACGAGAGAAATCGACCGTGGTGGTCGTATATATAGAGGGACGTACAACAGTGCGAAACTTACTGCGAATTATTCTGGTGGTAACACCAGCAATGATACTTATTGGGACACTTATGCAAATACTCAAGTTAAACATCTCAATGAGGCAATTAACAGTGTAGATGACTTAGTAAACTATCCAGGAAGAAAACAATCATTAGTATTTGATAGTGAAATCTTCCTGCGAAGCAGTTAAAAAGTCTTATAAATAATGTAATATACTTATAAAGAGAGGATAAAATGGCCGCAATCATTAC